CACACTCATTACTTTTGGTGATGACAAAGATGCAATCGCTTGGAAGGATCTGCGAGCCAGCTATAGAGCGGCCAGCTATTCTCCCTATAAGCGCAAGGTATACGAAGGCCGCGAGCTTTTGTGGCAAGGACCTAATCAGTTTGATCACAAAAAGAATCCGATTCTCCACACTTCTTATATCAAACTTCCTAACGAACTTTACGGTTTGGGCGCTATTGAAATTACTTCTGATCTCAACGAGTCGATAAACAAGTTCGTAGACATGATTACCGATAACTGGAATCTTGGAATCAATAGACGTTTCGCTTATGACACCAATGCCGATATCGATCATGATGCTTTGAACCTCTTGAACGTCCCAGGCGGAAGGGTGGCTGTAAATGGCAATCCGAATGAAGTCCTGGCACCACTTCCTTTCTTTACTCCCAATGCTGGTGACTATCAGATTCTCGAAGTCTACAAGAGCATGTTGGAAACAACTTCGGGGGTCTCCGACTTCTACGCTAAAGGCGCGGGTAGTGCAGGAGGTAACGACACTGCTACTGGCATATCGAGCGTTATCAATGAATCGAACTTTAGATTCAAAATGTTCATTCGTAATCTGGAAGTAGACATTCTTCAGCCGCTCCTCAACATGTGTGCGGCAATGGTTCAGCAGTTTATGACTGATGACGAAGAACTTCAGATTACAAAGAGCCAGCAAGGTCCTCAGATCCCAAAGTGGCAACTAATCACCCCTGCCGCCATAATCGGGAACTACGAATTTAATCTAGTCGCTGCGAATTATGCCTCTAACAAGACGGCTAGACAGCGTAACCTGATGGCCTTTGCCAATATAGCCGGACAGTCTCCTTACTGGAATGCTGGTGCTGGCTTACGTGAGATTGGTAAGCTCATGGAGATTCGCAACATCAATGAACTCCTGAAGTCTGACCAACAAGTACAAATGGAGCAACAGGCTGCACAAGAACAACAGATGCAGATGGCTCTTCTCCAAGAGACGGTACAAACTGAAGCTAAGGTTCACGTCAACGAAGAGAAAGAAAAGTCAAAGGGTCGCTATGATCCCCGCGAAGGAAAGCCAAACGTTCCTCAAGAAAAGAAACATACCCCACATCATGTACGCGGTCAAGGCGGAATGGCTCATCCCCCTCCTCCCATGAAAGTGAATGATAAAGGCGGACGTCCCCCAACTAAGAACCTAGAGGGGGTTGTGCCTGGTGGTGGTATCACATCAGATGCTCGTAGTGCAGGACAAATGACTGGTGCAAATGCAATGGAAGGCTTGGGAGAAGTTCCCGCAGCTAACCCATAAACCAGGCAATACCCCTCTAGTGGAGTAACATGAAACTTATCGAATGGTTCCGAAGCTTGTTTAAACCTGAAGCTAAGATCCTCGTAGTTGAATTACCAACTAGAAGTCCCTTCCCTTACGACGAAAAAATTGTCGAAACATTGCCATCCCACCCAGGATTTCTTATGTTACTCGACAGATTACGGAATGAGCAGGCGGTGTTGCTATCCGCCCTCAGATCCACGAAGCACGCTGATATACGTGCTGTAGATAATTTACAGAACGGCATTTATTGGACTGGATACTTGGAAGATACAATCAACAAGATCACAGTCAAACGACAGAAGCCCCCAGCAGTAGTAGTGGAAAGCTCTATCGAAGCCGACTTTAAAAGAATTCTCGCCCAAATATCAGGCGTGTAATATAACTCCCCACAAGGGAGAATCCAAAACCAAATAGTGCAAAGTTACCCACAAGGAAAATATGCCCGACCAAAAAGCAAATCTGGGACAATTCAATTTTGATGATGCCCCAGGCGGAGACGCTGATCTGAATGCAATCTTCGGCAATCCCGAGATTACTCCCCCAGCAATCGAAGCACCCGCAACCATAGCCCAGACAAATGAGTCTGCCCCTTTCCTAAGAAACGCGACGGGATCGGTAGTTTATAACTCGGCTGAAGACGCGATCAGAGGTATTGAGCACAAAGATGCTCTACTTGAAGAAGCAAGACGTAAGCTCCAGGAACTAACTGGAGAGGACGCATTCAAGAAACGCAATCAACAACAGCAGGAACAACATCAGGAAGTGAATTACGGAATGGACGCCAAGAGGTATATGGCTGATCTAAATGCCGCAGTTTCGACTGGTAAAGAAGAGGACGTAGTTCGCGTTCAGCAGAAGTTCATTATGGACTCTCTGGCCGGATACACTCCCATGTTGACTGAAGTTGCAAGATCACAAGCTATTGGCCGGGTTACTTCTGAAGTACCGGACTTCACTAAGTTTATGGGTAGTGAAGATTATAACAAGACGCTTGATGCTTTCCCTCTTTTGAGGAACAGTATTCAGATTGCGGAAACGAATCCGTCCGCGGCAGGGGAACTAAGTCAGCTTTATCGCATGGCTTATGATACCTCTACCGGTCGTAATATGTCTCGCATTGTACAGGAACAATCCCAGCAGCACGCTGCTCCGCCTGTACGCCCGACGGTTTCTTCCTCACCTATAACTCCCTCAACACAAACTTATGTACCTGCGAAGACATCCCTGGAACGTCATCGCCAGACCATCAGTCAGTTTGAAAGTAATGGTATTGAAGATCGTCGTTTCTAAAAAACGAAAGGTTTTCAAGTAAATGTTTAATAAAATTTTTGGTGCAATCCTTGGTGCTACTGGTTTTGGTGCCGATGTAGTTACAGTAACGACTGGTACTTTCGGCAATGCCGGTAACGTAGCAGCCGACCTCCAAACGTACTTCAGCGCAAAGCTGTTGGAAGTTGCGGAGCTTAACACGATCCTGGATCAGTTCGGCGAGCGCGTGGATATTCCGTCCAACTCTTCGAAGACTGTCCGCTTCGTACGTGAAGAGAAGTTCGCAGTAGCGGCTACTCCTCAGCAACTCACTGAAGGTCTCCCGCCCGATGCGGTTGGTCTGACTCTCAATGAGTTTGAAGCAGTAGCAGAGCAGTATGGATTCTTGACTCGCCTCAGCGATCTCGCCGAGCTGACTGCCAAGCATCCCGTGGTTCAGAAGACCATGTATCTGCTTACCCTGCAAGCGCAGGAAACGTATGACACACTGGTTTACAACGTGCTCAACGCGGCTACCAACACGTACTACCCCAACGCGAAGGTTGGCGACACGGCTCTCACTGCTGCTGACGCTCCTTCTTACGTCGATATGGTCAATCTGGATGCCCTCCTGAATGACAACGGCGGACGTCCTATGGACGGTGGTTCTTATGCTCTTGTTCTCGGTTCGCAACAGTACGCAAGTCTGTTGAAAGATCCTGACTTCAAGGCATCGCATCAGCTCGTTCGTCCAGAGGCAATCTGGAAGGGTGAAGTTGATACTCTCGGCGGCTTCCGTATCGTGCGCTCGAATGCTCCGGCGTTCGCGGCTCCCACGCTTCAGGTTGGCGCAGGGCAGGCAAGCAAGATCTACTCGGGCTTCGCAATCGCTAAGTTCGCTTACCAGGTAAGCAATCTGCAGAACCTTCAGGTTTATGTCGTTGCTCCTGGTGGACAGTACGATCCGCTTCAACAGAACCGTAAGATGGGTTGGAAGTTCGCTTTCAAAACCCTGATTACTAACCAGAACTGGCTCTTCCGTTATCGGACCGCTGGCGCAAATAGCGTAACCAACTAATAAAGGAACAATTAGGGGAGGCTCAATGGGCTTCCCCTTTTGTCCATGAAGGAAACAATGACTAACAGTTCATCCAACTGCAATGGTAAACACCCCAAGGTTGCGCATCACGCTCCAGTGAACGTGCATACGCCCGAAGGTCACGAAGTTTACAGCCCATCCGCTTCAACGACTCCAGTCAGTAACTATGGCTCGAAAGTCGGACCAGTCCAAGGATCGCAAGTTCCTCAAGACGGGTCACCAATGAACACAACTCCTGAGGATTTTGACTAATGGCTAAGATCGATCTCGCAGAAATTAAAGCTCCTAATAGTTCAGAAGAGGTTTATGAGTACGTCACGATTCCTGACCGGGATCTCTTTGACATGCCTCACCCGAACATCCAGATTAACGAAACCAAATATGGCCCAGGTCGTCATTATGTAACCAAGCAGGTTGCCGCTTGTCTTCATGACCGCCTCCGCGAATATGAAATGTCCAACGTTCGTCTCATGAGACCGGTGAAGGATCACAAAGCTGAACAGCTTATGCAGCGTGGTTACAGCCCAAACTCGGGCCAGATGACGACCTCATTCTAACCCAGGCCATACCCCTCTAGTGGTTTAAACAAGGAATAATAATGAAAAAGTTTATCACGTTACTGTTTGCTATATTTCTTGCAGTAACCGCTTCAGCTCAATCTCACATCTTTCCTGCCTATGACTCGAACAATGTGTTTACCGGAAGCAATAGTTTTGGAGGGCCTTTTTCTCTTACGGCTCTAGCTCCTGGATGCTTGGCTGTTGGAGCTGGCGGGGTAGTTTCTTCAACTGCTGGTTGCGGTGGAGCAGGTTTGACTAGTTTTATGACTCGTACGACTCCTGCTGCCGTTCTGCTTTCAACAGATGTGCAAAGTGTTCTGAGTACCCTAACGAATTGTGGTCTTGGAACTTATAGCTATAATCCTGCAACCAATACTTGCATCGTAGCAGCTTCCTCTTTATTTCCTGTTACGACAGGTTTGGTATATAATACCAGTACGACAGCAGCTCGAACTGCCATTTCGGGTACAGATTTTAGTAACTACAATCTCGGACAACTTAATAACTTCCGGGCAGCTTTATCGAACTCTGCTAATGCGCCGGTGCATGCGGTGTTGATCGGAGACAATGATCTTAATGGTTTACAGGTTGCCACTCTATCTAACTCTATTTACTCTCAGTTGAGAGCAAACTTTGGCCCTGCCAATGTAAATGGCCTTTCCGGAACTGGACTTGTTCCCGTGTTCGGTAACGGTGCAGGAGTACATCTTAATCCTGAATGGACGCAGACCGGAACTCTTACCAGCTCCGCAGATCTTGGCCCAACACAAGGTGCTCCTAACGCTTTCAATTCTACTGCTATTCTAACCGGTACAGCGACTAGCGTTACTTTCAATACGGTTACTGGCTTCAATACTTTGATCGTTTATGGAGAAACTTCTACAGATACTTCCAATGGTTGCTCGGTTGTTATAAACGGCGGAACACCCCACATCGTAGGTAATACTACGACCGGCAGTCCGGGTGTTTATCGTACTGCTATCAATCAAGGTCTTGGAACCTGGAGCACTACCATCAGTGGTACTTCTAGTGGTAACTGCCGTCTATATGGCGTTGAATGGACTAACAACAATAGTGGAATTGAAATCCATCGTCTTGCTCATGCCGCTTCGGCTTCTGGCGCATGGGGTTCTAATGTAGCCGCACAGCTTGCCTATATCGGCGCTATCACTCCTGCTCCTCAACTCGCAGTGATTATGCTTGGCCGTTACGACAATCTCAATAGTTCTTCATTAGTTACTACTACGGCGAACTTCACCAATCTTATAAGTCAATTGCGCGTTATCAATCCGCAGATGGCTGTCTTGATTGTTGATGAACCGCCAATGAATACCAATGGAACCGGTATCACTCCCGCTCAGATTAAAACTCTAGAACAAGGTTTTGGTACATCTGCCAACACGGCTTACATCTCTCTCGGAGATTCTTTTGGAACTTATGCTAATGCTAACGCAATCGGCGTAATGAATGTAGATGGAATCAATATCAATGATAAGGGAAGTCTTTATGCTTCGGATCTTATCTTCTCCATTCTAAATGCGGGTCAACTTAACGGAGCTAATGTTTCTGGCTTTGCTACTTTGAATGCTAATACTTTTCTTGGTATGCAAACTATATCCACGGCTACCAATGTTCCAGACATATCCTTTATTTCTAATGGGTCTGGATTCGACGAGGGATTGGCCTGGAATGATGGAGCAAGTTTTTATCCCACTACGACTGCTTTGAAGTGGAGATTGGGCAAGGATTCGACTAATCATTTTTATGGTTGGAATCAAACGACTAGCAGCAACTGGCTAAGTGTAGATCCTGCTACGAATAATGTGACGCTGGCAGGTAGTTTATCTGGTGTCAATGTTCTGCAGGCTACTACTGTAAATGGTAGCCAAGGAAATATTACCAATAACTTTACTGTAGGTGGTGTACTAACCGCAGGTAGCCTCAATGTTGCTGGCCCTATTACTAGCAATAGCACATTGACTCTATCAATAAGTGGATCCCTCCCAGATACCGGTATGGAACTGTATGTACCTCCCGGTGGAGGTAGTAACACTTTGTGCTTCACACTGAGTGGGGGTTGCACATTTGCTTCGGGTACCCACATTAACGGTTTCCTGTATAATAGCGGTCTTCCGGGAGATTTAGAAGTATTTTATGGTGCCGGTACAACTTCAGATCTCTTGTCCTTCTTTCCTAATAATCTAGGAACATCAGGCAATGGATCCATTATTTTTGATGCTTTTGGTAATATTCAGATAAGTTCCGGTTTCTTGAATTATGACCAAGCCGGTATCGCTACTCCTACGGTAACAGGTATTGGTTCTAGTCCAGTATGCCAAACACATACTTGCAGTATCCAAAGTGGAATTATAAATGTAGGGATTGATGGTAGTAGTACTGGGGGTAGCTTCCTTACCTTGACTAGTGCTCAACCTAGACAAACTAATCTGGCTTGTTTCGTATCAGCTCCTCAAGATCCAGGTTCTTCTCTATCTGTTGCAGTTACCGGAACCTCTACCACTATTTTAACCTTCTTTCTCAACAACGGTTCAGTTTACAATACTGCTGCAAAAACAATGAAGCTTCAATATTCTTGCAGTATCCTATAAAGGTTCACAATGTCTGACTACACAACAACTGCTGCGAGTATCGTTCAATCGGTTATAAACGATGGACAGGTGCAGACGACAAATCGTTCACTTCTTCTCGATTACGTTAATCGCGTTCAGCAGAAGATTCTCAGAGAAACGCAGTGGTTGTTTCTGCGGTCAGATCCCGTTAGGTTCATAACCGAACCGGGCATAACCGATTATTGGGTGGGGCCTGCCGGAACTGGAACCAGTTCAGCAATGGATACAGGCCTTAATCTACAAGACTTGGATAGCATTAGAGGGGATGAAGTTCACGATGTTTCTAATCGTAAGCATCTCCCTTTTGATACAGAAACCCGAATGGCTACTTCCCAACTTCGTTTTGATGATGGGCAGTATAGATCAGGCAAGCCTCTAACACACTCTACCAACTATGCGAATCCCAATCAAATCAGTATTTACCCCGCGCCGGATAGTCACAATACCTACACTCCAGTTCCGACCACTCCGGTTTGCAACTTCACTCCGGGTCTCAGCGGCTCTCCGCTTCCTAATCGCCTACTCTATGTAACGGCGACTTTGGTAGATAGCTTTGGAAACGAGTCGGCAGCTTGTCAGAATCCTAACATCATAGGAGTTCCTTTTGGTAACCTATTGATTGTAGAACCTCCCAAATTGGATGTAGCTTCTGCTACTCAGATTCTTTACAACCGCTGGAATGTCTATATTGGAACTAATCCTTCTAACATGACTCTGCAGAATGGTGCTCCGCTATTTATCAATAGCATCTTTCAAGAACCGGCTGGCGGAGTTTCTGGAATTCTATATCCGTCAACCTACTTCTTGGCTTCACCGCCAGATGGAACGGTTTGGAGATTAGGCGTTCTCGCTTCTGGCTTGCTTACAACCAGTGAGATCGTAAGTCCTCCGGGATTCATTACGGGAATCTATATCTCAACTGGCGCAAGTGTTTGGTTGGTAAGCGTAACAGCGGGTGGTCTATATCAGACTATCGCAGTTCCTCCGGGTACAGTTACTCCCGCTATGGTATCTCCGCAGATCTACTTGCAGGATAGTCTGACGAATCTTTGGAAAGTTACGGTAGACGGCCTCGGTCTTTTACACACAACTTTCTTTGGACCGATCAGCGAATGGAACATTGGTGGTCCACTTCCTCCCACCAAAAATAATCTCACACCCCTTTATGGCTATGTGATTGAGTTTCAATACCAGGTGAAACGCCAGTTCATCACGGACCAAAGCAACATTCTTCAGATCCCAGATCGTTACAGAGACATCGTAATCTCTGGCGTCAACTACTACGCCAATCTCTACACGGCTAAGTCTGACGATGAGAATGTAAAGATTGGCGTTCATAAAGCGGACTTCATGGCAGGCTTGGCTAATATACGCCGCGACTTGCAGATCAATCACAAAAACGTGAATGTGATCCTACCAGATCCTGCTTCACAGTACTATCAAGTCTCAGGATGGGGCTGGCTCAATCCCAGGCCCTAACCCCTCTATAGGATTCCAATGACCGTTCAAGATATTGTAACAGCAACAGCAACCGATATGCGTCAGCTTTTGTCAGATCAACTGCCTGACGCCTCTATCATAATTCCGTGGGTGGATCGTATTCAAAAGGATGCGCTACATTCGAGCTTGTTTAATTACTTGCTACATGCTACTACGACCTTTCCTGTTATTGTAGGAATTAATTCCTATAGTTTAATTATCGGAGCAGCTCCAGGAACTATTGTTAGACGCATTCTAGCTATATACGATAGAACTTTTGATCGTGCTTTGATTCCTT